ATTCCACCACACGGTTACCAGATGACACAAGGTTTCCACACTTTCGACCACCCTGTGCGTTTAGATAGTTTTCAACCACACGGGCATTTAAGGATGAATGCAGCAAGTATAGAGATTTTCTATCCTGAGACTGGTAGAACAGAAGCAGTTAGTCAAATCTCTAATTGGAGCGCAACGTGGCATCACAGTCACTTGTATGCTCCAGAAGTAGCACCACTAATACCTGCGGGCGCAGTTATTATACTCAAGCAGTGGTACGACAACACTGCGGACAATCCAAATAATCCAGACCCTGACATGTGGGTAATGGGAGGTTCAAGAACAGGTGACGAAATGACTCACGCTTGGCTTGCTATCACACACTTGGATGAAGAAGGATACAACAAATTATTAGAGGAAAGAAATGAAAAAACTACTGGCGATTAGCCTACTACTAACAGGATGTAATTTTACACCTGTAGACATCTACAGTGATCCAGCGGAGTTTGACTGGATGCCAAGCCCGCTACAATGGGAAAGAAATATACGTAATTGTAGAAGTCAACCGCAGTGTAATGCTGCTGATCTATTCAACAGAACTGCTTAAAGTTTTGAAATAGGTATATCAGAACTGGCGTGGAGATTCCAAACTTGTTTGCGTTCCACGCCTTTCTTTTGAGCAAACACTTTGGCATCACAGTTTGAACATACATGGAAGTAGTTGTTGTTTAGACGCTTAGGGTCCATGCTTCCTCTAGGACGTTCAAACTCTGCATCACAGTTATCGCACTTAAACTGCACAATTTTTTTGTTTCTATAGTAGGTATGCAGATGTCCTGTTTTGCTTTTGCGTTCATAAACAGATTTTTTTTCATATTCTCTTAGATACATACAGTATTTACATTAAGATTATAAAAGTTACCGATAAATACAGTAAGGAGAACATATGTTTAAAGTTGATCTGACCGAATCCGCAAAAGAACAAGTTAACAAAATATGCTTAGAAAATGCAAAAGATTGCGTGTATCTTAGCATGACAGGAGGCGGTTGTGCAGGATTTGAATATGATTGGGGTCTAAAAGACAGAACAGAACTAACAAAAACAGACCACATTATCGAAACAGGAACCGGATGTTTAGCAATTGCAGGAAATAGCATTATGTTTTTGATGGGTAGTCAGATAGACTATGTGTCACAAATGTTCGGAAGTATGTTTGAAATAAAAAATCCTAATGCACAAAGTGCTTGCGGTTGTGGTATTAGTATAAACTTTGATGATTCAATAATTGAGAAAGCGGCAAATTACGTGGAGTTAAAATAAAATGGCAAGACAAGAAGTAAACATTGGCGTAGAAGGCAACGACGGAACTGGTGATAGCGTAAGAGAATCGTTTCGTAAAGTAAACGAAAATTTCCAGGAAATTTACGCTGTTTTTGGTATTGGCGGACAGATTAATTTTACTAATTTATCTGACACTCCGGAAGATTATGCTGGAGCAGCAGGCAATGTTATTGCTGTAAAGCAAGACGAGTTAGGTCTTGACACATTTGAATTAGCATCAAACGGAGCATTGACTGGAGATGATACTGACGACACTGTAGGATTTGATTTCTCAGTACCAGGAAAACTAATACTTTATACTACATTTAGCAATGTGCAAAGTGATACTGCTCCACAACTAGGTGCTCCTCTTAATGCAGACAACTTTGCTATAGGTAAGGTTGCTGTATCAGACGAGGCTGCACAGTCACTTTCTGCAAAGTTTAACGAAGACTTTACAATTGAAGATTTGGTAATTTCAAAGAGACATGCTGGAGAAAACTACCTTAAAAGAGGGTCGCCTGGCGCAACAGCAAATCTTAGAGATGAACCAAGTGATACTACAGCCTATGTGTTTACTATCGGAGGCTATTCAAATACCAAAGTTACAATTACAGAACATGGCCTAGATAGCGGATCGAACGGTGCTGCTTACAAATATACAACTACCGGCACAGCAGCAACAGGACTTACTAATAATGCTGTTTATTATATAAGAATCATAGATGCTAATATAATACAACTTTATGCTTCTAGTGCAAATGCTTTGAGTAATACAGATGCCATCACAATTACAGGTGGCACAGGAGTACAAAAATTAACCGATACGGCTTATGATGCTAATTTATTAGGTAATTGGTTAGAAAACGAAGCACTCCCAAGAAAAAGTGTTGTTAGACGTCAAGGGGACGTCATGGAGGGAGCATTACTGTTAAGCGACCATCCTGGAGATCTTGCTGGACAAGGGGCACCAAATGCTCCGGAAGATTTACAAGCAGCAACAAAGTATTATGTAGATAATACTTCATTCACTTCTACAGTTAATTTATACGTAAACACACAAGGCGATGACTCTCAAAGATATGCTCCTCCCGGAAAAGACGGACGATCTTTAAACTATGCATTTGCAAGTGTAAACAAAGCCTGTGAAAAAGCAGAAGAATTACAACTTGCTTCCCCATACGAAGCAGGACCATACATGCAAACTGTTACTTATGATGATGGTGCTGGTATCACTACTATTAGCAGTGCAGGAATTCAAACTATTGTAAGTGGCAGAGAGCCGGTAAAGGTGTTGCTTGATGCAAACAAAGAATTTATTCAGGCTGAAGTTATTGCTTACATAAATGAAACTTATCCAGATTTTACTTATGACGAAACAATTTGTGCACGTGATATAGGTTATATTATTGATTCAGTTGTACTTGATGTATTATCAGGAAATAATGCTAACTATCTTAGTAGATGGGCTGGTATTAGATACTATTCTAATCCTAGTGCTAAAAAAGCAATCACTGCACAGTACACCGAGACAATTGCAGGCATTGATTATGCTAAAACTATTATAAACTTGATATTACAAAATAGCGATGTAACAGAGTTACAAAGTGATGTTGTTCAAGTAATTGACGTGAGTCAAGTTGTTGACACTACTGCGCGAGCAGCAGTTGCAGCAAAATTTGAAATTGTAAAAGACGTTATCAATGATGGTGTATTAGATGCTCCGACTATTGTTGACGGATCAGTGTACGAAATTAATATTACTAACGGTAATTACGGATATGTTGACCAAGGTAATCCAAATAACACAGACTTATTGCCAGGCAAACTTGTAATAGGAAAAACATCTGGTGCTAGGGCTATCATTGTAAATTATAACTATGAATCAGATCCTCTTACAAGTACTCCGTCAGGAAACGACACATTAGAGTTACAACTTGTAGAGCCAGTAGAATTTGTTGCTGGTGAAGAAATAGAGTTTGGGAACACTGTTAGAGCAAATCAAGTAACAATACTTGTAGAAGCAGGTGTATATTATGAAGATTATCCAATCAAGGTTCCAAACAATACATCTATTAAAGGTGATGAATTTAGAAGAACTATAATACGACCTAAAAACAGATCATCACAAAGTAGATTTGCAAACATCTATTATTACAGAGATAAAGAATTTGACGGGTTAGCAGGAGATAGTAGTAGCATAACAGGCTTCCCTGATCCAAACTTACCTACTACAGGTACACCTTACGTAAACCCATTAACTGGAAACACTGACGGATATTTTGGTTACCACTATCTAACAGATCCAACAGAGCCATTAAGCCTAAGTTCAAACGGTTTAACAACATACAATAGATCTTTATATACTGATACACCTGAATTAATAAGATTAAACAAAGATTTTATTGTTGAAGAAGTAATTGGGTATGTTAACGACACATATCCTGCATTAGTTTATAGCGAAACTAAGTGTCGTAGAGATACCGGATTAATTGTGGATGCAATTGTTTCTGACTTACAAACAAGCGGCCGCGAAAAAACATTAGAAGTACAATCTGCTTACTACATTGGTGCAGTTTCGGGACAAGAGACTGAAACACAAGACGCAATAGAATATATTAAAACTATAGCAATAAGCGTTCTTGCAAACACAGCATTTCCAGACAAGCGAGGAAGTGTTGATCAGGTAATTGACGTTACTTTGTCACCTGAAACTAACAGTAACTTGGCATTCAACAGTCTAGTTGACTTAGTTGCATATGCATTTAATGCTGCATATAATCCTGCTAGAAATAACCAAGACCTTGATGTATTCTTAATGAATGATGCAACTAGATTGAGTAATATGACTGTGCAAGGTCACGGCGGCTGGATGGTAGTTCTTGATCCTGAAGGACAAATTTTAACCAAATCGCCTTACATACAGGTTGGTTCAAGTTTTTCACAAAGTCTTAATAGACAAGCATTTAGAGGAGGCATGTTTATTGATGCCTACACCGGCAACGTCCCAATGGTAGTAACCGGAAAGTCGGACCCATTTACACTGCAAGTAGAAAGTAATCCTGGAGAAGGCTTGTATCGCAAAAAGCCTCAAACACCTGCTCCTTTCTATCTAGATGGAGAGCGTTTCCAAGTAAATGCTGTAAGGGAGTGGGATCCAGCAACAGGTACTGCTACTCTTATACTTGATAGAACAAGTTTTAACGGTGATGGATTTACAGGTACAACATCTACTTTATTGAACTTAGACCTGGATACGTTATACCCAGTTGGTGATCCTAGTGCGTTTAACATTGTTGTTCAAACTGCTGGTAATAGAAGTATGCTTGGTAACGACTTTACACAGGTTAATGACCTTGGTTACGGTCTAGTTGTAGGTAACGGTGCACTTTCAGAAATGGTGTCAATGTTTACATACTACTGCTGGACTGCGTTCTATGCATTTAAAGGTGGTGAAATTAGATCTCTTAACGGCTCTAATGCTTACGGCGAATACGGTCTTGTTTCCGAACAAGCAGATCCAAACGAAATCCCAGATGCTGTAACTTTGCGTGATAACATGATCATGCCTGTAAAAACTTTCCAGGCTAATGTATCACTAGAGTTTGCTAATGCTACGGCTGTAAACCTGGTAGCAGGAGACGAATTAACGCAGGCAGTTTCTGGGGCAGTAGGTACAGTTGTTTATGATGTAGATGGAACAACAAATACAAAAGTTTACATATCTGATATTACCGGAACTTTTGATACAACTAACACTATAAGTGTTACATCAGGTACAGGTAGTATTACAGGAACAACAGTTCCAACAACAGCAAATAGTGTATCAATTGTTAACCTTGAAGAACAACTTAGTGTTCATGTTTATGATGCAGAACACCAAATACAGAATCGGGGTGAAATAGAGTTATATCACGCTAATGCTACTCCTGTTGCAGTATTTGGAAGATACGAAGTTGCAAACTTTTCAGAGATTACAGGTCATATTGTAGGTGGACATTTCAACCTAGATGTTGATACACTAGCGACTTATGCTGGTTCTGGAACAACCGCAACATTTACAATAGGACAAACTAGAAACGGATATAGAATATATAGTTTTTCTGGAGGTAGCGGATATGCAGCCACAGAAACAATTGTTATTCCTGGAGACGAATTAGGTGGTGCTACACCAGCAAACGACATAACCATTACTATAGACACTGTAAGCGATTCCGGCGTTATACAATCTGTAAGTTTTTCTGGTACTTCAGCAACTAATGACACTACTCCATACTTTGACGGACAGGTTTATAAGGTAAACTTTAGTACAAATAGCGGCGAATTTAGTAACGATGGTCTTATAAGTGAGTTAGGTGCAGATGTAATAGGAACTTATAGACATAATGGCGTTTTTGCATTTGATAATGTAGCCAGTGTAAATGATCTTGTTATTAGACCAAGCACGGCAATTCAGTTCGATGAAAGTGTAGAAACAACTTATAGAAGTATTACTTTTGCAAATACTGAAGTAGACGGAACTGACCTAGCAGCAAATACTACTCTTACTGGATTTGACATTAACTATGACTATGTAAGAATGATAGTTAGTACTGATGACGTTTCAACTGTGGACCCGTTAGACGGAGCAAAAACTCTAGGAAATACTGCTGGAGATACAGCAATTGCTATAGAACCTATAAGCGAAACGCTTGATCGCGCCAGGCTAGATAATGGAGATATGATTTTTTCCTGGGACGGTAAAGTTCATGTAATTACAGGTTATACCGAAACCGGCGGCGATTACGATATTATTAGATTTACTGACTTGGCAGATTCTGACATTAACTTCCCTGCAAGTGCAGCAGGTCTTGCTAGTAACGTAGTCAGAGGTACTAACAATATTACACTACGTGCAGGTTTGCAAACAGGTGCAGATGCAACTATAACAATTAATATTTCAACCTGTCGTGCAACAGGACACGATTTCCTAGATATTGGCACAGGCGGATTTAACACCAGTAACTATCCAAATGTTCTTTTAGGTGTACCTAGAGAACCAAATCAATCCAACGAAGTAAGAGAGCGTGATAAAGGTCGTGTGTTCTATGTAAGTACAGACCAAGACGGTTTCTTTAGAGTTGGTAAGTTCTTTACAGTAGACCAAGGTACTGGTACAGTTACATTCTCAGCAAGTATTGCTCTTTCAAATCTAGATGGTTTAGGATTTAAACGCGGTGTTGTTGTTGCTGAATTTAGTACAGACAACGGCATGACTAACAATGCTAGTGATATTGTACCAACACAAAGTGCTGTACGTGGTTATGTTAATAGACGTTTAGGATTTGATCATAACGGTGATGCTGTAGGTGCTGTTATTGGCCCAGGTGTTGTTCCGCTAGATGGCAGTGCTGCAATGACCGGCACACTCAACATGGCTAACAACGAAATTACTAATGTGCTTGCACCAACGTCAAATACTAGTGCAGCAAACAAAGGTTACGTAGATGGATTAATTGGTGAAACTGACACCCTAGAAGAACTTAAAAACAGTTTGCTTACTAGTATTGAAGCAAATCAACTACTTGTAACAACAGGATTTAAGAGACTGTATATTGATGCAGACACAATCGGCGGTGTTGGAGTATTTTCTCCTGGACAAGATTTTACAGCAAGTGTTAACGGCGGAACTGGAACAATCAAACAGGTAGTTGTAGATACTGACACTATTTTAGGCAATATCAATATCATAGTTTACGAAGATACTTCCACTGGTGGTAATTTTATAGATACAAGTGACATAATATCTGTAACAAGCGGTCCGACTGGGGTAGTAATAGTAGATCCAGTTGACGAAGTAGCCAATGGTATTGAAAACGCCAGTAATCAAATTGATATTACTGTAACTAGATCAGAGACTGATGCTGAACTTGCGTTAACATACAAGGCAGACAGTATTGTAAACGAAGACATAAATTCAGCAGCAGCAATATCTCAAAGCAAACTGGCTATGAATGCTGCTACTACAAGAGCAAATGCTACAGGTATTACACAAGCAGATCTTGGTTTAGCAAGTTTTGACTCAGATGACTTTACTATTACAGACGGATGGGTAACACTCAAAGAAAACGATGTAGATTTTGCAGATTTGCCGCAGGTTGATACTAATAAAGCAATCGGTAATGTAAGCGGTAGCACAGGTAATGTGAGTGCAATTGATATTACACAATCAGGTGCTGCTAGTAGTTTAGTTAGAACACAAAGTGACGGTTCTATAAGAGTTAACAGTTTACGTTTAGGCGGTACAAACACTTACGAAATTTTATCTTTAAGTAGTACAACGTTAAATGTTAAAACACCAGGGCAAGCAACAGTATTAACTGCTTCAGGTACAGATGCTAGTTTGATTGTTGAAATGCCAGGAAGTCTTGACATTGGTAACACTGGTGCAGAAGAAGGATATCTTCAAGAAAACAACGGAACCTATGCAGGCGAAAGTCGATTAGCAGTAGACTGGATATATTCAAAAGTTATAGAAGATGCAGATGAGAAAACTGTTGCATCAACAGGCATTGCAATAGGTGCAAACACTGGTTTTACTAATGCAGGCGAAGTAGGCATTTTCTGCAAAGACGGAACAACAGCAACAAAGGCTCCTGCTATTTTCTCTAAAGATGCAATGCTTCCTGATACTACTGGTATTTACGATATCGGTTCTTCAACTTTAAGATACGCAACAATTTATACTGTTGGCTTTAATGCAAGCGGAAATGTTATTCTCGGAAATGCTACAAGTGACACTATTGACTTTAATGGCAGGATTGCTAGTAGTGTAAATCCGTCAGCAACAAATACATATGATTTAGGCACAAGTTCGCTTAGATGGCAAGATATTTATGGTATAAATGCAAACTTTAGCGGTTCTGTTACTTTAGGTGACGGTGCAGGAGATAATGTAGTATTTAATGCTGAAGTAAACAGTGATGTTGTTCCAAACACTACTAATTCCTTTAATTTAGGAGCAAGCGGTAAAGTTTGGAACACTGTTTATGCTACTCTATTTGAAGGTAAAGCAACAAGTGCACAGTATGCTGACTTGGCAGAGATGTATGCAGCAGATAAGTCTTACGAACCAGGCACAGTTGTAGTGTTTGGCGGCGATGCTGAAGTTACACTAAGTGATCGCAAAGGCGACAGACGTGTAGCAGGTGTTGTGTCAACTAATCCTGCACACCTAATGAACAGTGAGTTACAAGCGGACTATCCTGTAGCAATAGCACTTCAAGGGCGTGTGCCATGCATGGTTTTAGGAAAAGTAGAAAAGGGTGATTTAATTGTTACAAGTGCTGTTCCTGGCTTTGGTGTTGTTGACAACTACCCAATGGTAGGTACTATAATAGGTAAGGCACTAGAAAATAAAGATGACCTCGGTAAAGGAATAGTTGAAGTTGTGGTAGGGAGAGTGTAATGGCTAGGCAAACAATTAATATAGGTAGCAGTCCTAATAAAGGTGACGGAGATCCGTTACGTACAGCATTTGATAAAATCAACGATAATTTTACAGAGTTATACGCAAGAGATTTAAACACAGATGCTCAAACACTTACACTAGTAGGAAACACTCTTAGTATTTCAGATGGCAACAGTGTGACGCTGAATATTTCGCCGACTGGTGACTTAACTGGTTCGGTGTTTGCTGATGACAGCACACTATTAGTTGACGGAGTAGGGGGAACTATAGCAGGGCCAATATCTAGTACAAATTGGATGGCAGCCAGTGACAGTTACTTAACTATTTCAAATGGTGGCTCTACTGGTCCGGGTCCTATACAAATTGTTGCATCAGCAAACTTAAACTTGTCTTCTGGTACTAATAATGATATTAAT